TTTTACTCCCATAATAGCATCAAAACCAGCTCCTGTAACAGGTGTTATTTTATTTGCATATGCGTTTGCTGCATCTTTGCTATCTAGTTGTGTTCTCTTTTTATCTCTTTCACTTATATTTGCTGCTACATCTTGTGCATGTGTGACTTGATCAGCCTGTATATCTTGTAATTCTTTTTTCTTTTTCGGGTCTTTTACTTCTCGTATTAGTTTATCTGCTGTATCTTCATTTACCTTTGTTTCAAGTTCTATTGGGTGATTCATACTTGGTGGGTTATGTGTTTTTGTTTCTCTAACAGTCTCTGCATGTGCAAGTGCAGGTTCTATTTGACCTCCTTCCTTATTTGAACCATCAGATTGTTCGTCTACTTTTTTGTCTACATAACAGCCAAACTTGTCACATTTAATCAATATTCTACCGTTACCTATATCTTCTCCCATTGTTGTTGCCTTTGCAAGTGGATTAAAATCTGTAATCAATGCAAGTGGTACTGCTGGGTCTGCACATACTGCTACCTCATAATGCTCTAAATCCTTCAAACTATATGCTATAGATCCATCTTTCATTCTCATTGGTTCTCTGTCAGATTTTGTAGCCCCGCCAAAACTAAGACCTTTATATTTTCCCGATTTTATCTTTTCCCAAATATCTGTATCTAACTCATAATTCTTATGTATTTTTCCTGTTATTTTGATAGCTGGATATTCTGTACCATCATGATCTTTGTAAATTGTCTTTGCATAATTGATACCCTTTCCTATTATTCTATTACTATGTGTATCGGATATTGGAGCTCCTCTATCTATCCAAACAGGTAAAACCTTCATTAATTCATCTACTATTGTAACTTCTCCCTGCTTGTCCTTTATTTGCACAGTAAGATAACCCTCAAAATATCTTTCAGTGCTGTTTATCGGTGACAGTCCTTTTGTGGACAATCCTTTAAAAAACACCACATCTTCCATACAAATATAAAACTATAGCCACTAATAAAGATTTAGGGGGTGTGTTTATAAAAAATACACACTACCTGTCTTTAGGTCTATTATGTAGACTCTTTTTTTGCTTTAGTCACTACAAAGTCAGCAGTGAATCCAGTAATCAAACCTACTAACACAACTCCTGCGTCAGATAAGCCTTCTACTACTTGGATTTGAGCCAAAGCCAGAGCAGCGAAAACAGCGACAATTAGTGATCCTGCGAGTAGTCTTACAGAATAAGATTCTCCTTCAGAATGTAGCCATCCTCTAAGCGTGTTCAGACCTGCTCCTACTGCTGCAGCAATAGCGACAAGTATTAATGCTTCCATATAAATCCAACCGATATGTCTTATTTAAGGATTTAGCATTAGAGATAGTTGGAAGAATCCTATTAACGAACCTACTATAGCCAAACTTATGCCTATAAAGGATTTGTACATACCTCTTCTGTCAAGAGTATGTGATTCATGCTCATCTACCTTGACTTCTAATTCAATTATCCTGTCATTATTTACGTCTATTTTATCCTCTAAACGCCTTATTTCATCTATTAATTCTCTATTCGGCATAAAAATCTCTTATTGGGATTAGCATCTTTGCCTGAATCAGTTTCAGTACAACTTCTGGGTTTGATTTTATTAACATACCAAATAATTGATCACCGCCAACACTACCTATAAAACTACCACAATTATAACATAAAAATACCTCATGAAAACCATCTGTATAACCGTAACGTTTCATGCCACAAATGCACTCTTCCTTCATATTCCAAAAATGGAAGCCTTTATTAATAAGTTTATCTATTTTTAGGCATGGGTACAGCAATTTATGTCTATGAAACAGAAGATGAATACCATACACACTATAATAGAATGGATAAGGAGGTAATGTTCTCTGCACCTATTTTGGACATGTTTCTAAAACCAGACGAGAAGATATGGGTTGTTTCAAAGATTTCAAAGCATAAGGAGAGACCACAACTAGGAAGAAGTATAGTTCACTTTGTAAACGGCACTGTGTATGATTATACGGAGGGAGATGAGGTACAAATAAGACAAAAAGATGTAAAATATAATCCCAAAAATAACCAAGTAGAGTTCTTTCCAAAGACATTAAGAAAGGCTACATTATCGATAAGAGTAGACCGTTTTTACGGTGAAAAACCGAAAAAAAAGCATGAAATTAACAATTCTTTGCGTTTTTATGACATTTCTAGGGATAGATTGAATTTTATTTTAAAGCATGAAAAGCCCATTTAAAATTGATTTCATCTTTGAAGAAATCGAAGACCTCTTAAGAGAGACGAATAAGAGGCTTGGAAACATAGAAAAACTGCTAGAATTCATAATGCTTCCACCTGACTTGGTAAAATATCATAAATGGAAAGGAGATGTTAACGATATACCACGCACTAAACTTAATGATGAAGAGAAGTAATTCTTTCTATTCTTGGTTTTAGTTTCATAACCAATTTGGCTACAGGGTATGCTACTATAAGATCAACCAACACACTTTGCCATACAAAGTCTACAAACTGTTCTCCATCCAATTTGATAACAAACAACATCCAAGGAATTGTAACAGCAAGATAAGCAGTGGCGAACATTGGGGTGATGATAAAATACTCAAGTACGCTTGATACAATGTCATGGATACTACAGTCACAATGCATGCGTTTTTTGGTTTTTTTCCAGTCCATACCACACTATCTAGGTGATTGTATTTAAATTATCTTTTATTGCCAGAGTTTGAGTTCATTATTTGCATCCAATCTTTGCCTAGTTTCTTTCTCATATGAATCCAGAATGGATCTGTCTTAAACATCCCACCTTTCTTGTTGTATGCCTTTGTCACATCAGCTATCTTTCTATGGCATTTTCTACAGAATCTTGCATTGATTTGCTCTATTTCAAACTTATATTTGCCACAAAAGAAGCATAAACCATACATTTTTTGTGATACTGTAGCAAGCAGTGGTTCTCTTCCACGCTTACCAGCACACTCACCACATATGTCAACCACAGTGGCAGATGTAGCATCTTTCTTGAAACAGTTAATGCAAACAGCTTCCTTATAGTTGTCCACATGCGTGTATTCGTTATCTTGGTGTTTTTTCCAAAGCTTCTTACCGATGTCCATACCACCTGTATCAACGTTTAGTTTGGTAGCCATTACTTTTCAGCCAAGATTATTTTCTTTAAAGCATCTTGAAGTATTAAATAAACATTGTTTGCTGAATAGTCACTTGTAGATACTTTTCTGCTTGTTTTCTTTATATCGTCTATTGTTTCATCTATTAGTTTGTAATCTGGATCATAAACGCTTGATATGTTTACTTTTTCCTCTGTTGGTAGATTTTTATCTATACCAGCATTTTTTTGTAAGTCATTGTATGCTTTTGTATATACATCTACTTTGCCTAGTCTTACCTTAACTGTTGCCTTTGTAACTTCTGCTTTATTCTTTTTTCCCATCTTCCCACCTCCTTGTTGATTCAAATTCATTGTCGTATACTCCTCTCGCATCCCTAACGGTCATTGACGCACTCTTTCTTAGTTCATCTACGGTCTTTGTTTTCTTCCAACCAAAGTCCATCGCACTCTGTAAAATATTTTTAACAACTTCAAAATTCGCAGGTGTTATTCCATCAGGATAACTCTTCTTGCTCATTGATGTTCCTTTACCGCTTGAGGGGCTTCCCTGTGCCACCCCACCATCATCAGATGGTCTGTTTCTCTTTGGCTCTCCTTGGAAGCTTTGTTTTTGCTCTTTCTGCTGCCCTAGTTTTTTACCACGACCCTCTTTCTTTGTCTTATCATCTTTCTGCTCTTCCATTCCCATTAGCATTGGGTTTAGAATTGGATCTTTTGATACTTTAAACTCTCCGGTATGTGTCCTCTTTATCTCAAAGCCCATAGCCTGCATAGATTGCATGTTTGCAATTTCTGTTCCCTGTGTTTGTAATTCTCTTAACTGGTCTGTCTCTTCTCCAACCTTTAATCGTAATTCCCAGTCGTTTACACCTAATAATCGGGCTATCTTACTGAGAAATGACTTCAAAAGTATGTCTTGACCCCACTTCACAGCTCTGTTTGTAATTGTAACTTGCAGTCCTTCCTGTGACCAACCAGTAGGCATTTCTCCAAAATAAAGCGGTAAGACACCATACATTGCTCCAATAATTTGTCTTAACTCTTTTCTAAGTGCCATAAACTCTAATTCTTTAAGAGATCCTGTGAAATCAATCCACTGTGCCATGTTCTTTGCACCCTTTTCACTTTCTACTAAAAGTGGGTGTATCATGTATGGATCTTCAGTTGCCTTTTGTTCCAAGTGATCCCAAGACTTTCTAAATGTTTCATAATTACGAGACGCAATTATCAACATACCTCTTGGTGGTCTCATCTTATCGAAATACTTTCTAATATACTCATCCATATGTGTTAATGACATAGCCTTTGACCATACCGAATAGATTGGTGAGTAACCGTAAATTAGACCGGGCTTGTACTTGCCAGCCCTCCAAATAATCTCTCCTTCTCCATAAATAACACGTTTTGGCTGAGGTATACCAATAGAATAAACACTGTTTACTTCACAGATTGCCCTTAGAGCCTGAGCTCCACACCTATCACATTGGTTTGATGTTAGTCTCTTATCTCTGTGTTCAAATCTAGGACATACAAATATCTCATTTCTTTTGTCGTCATAACCTATTCTACCGTCTGAATCTGCTATCATTGCCACTTGTGGTGGGTCAATCCTTATCATTTCCTTTATTTCGGATCTTTTCTCAGATATAATTCCTGTGGTATCATCAATCCAATAATTCTTTAAAATCAATAAATATGCATTATCCGCAACTTCAAGATCTCTTTCTAACTGCCTTATAACATCCTCGAAAAGTTGTTCGTTTGTATTAACAGATGAGTTTAATAATCCCTCAAGAATCTTTCTATTCTCTGGCACTGGTCTTATTAGTTTATTACTGCCACAACTGTCACAAAGTACATCATCAGGTATTACTTTGCCTAGTTTAGCCTTATTTGTGGTTCTTCTACTCCTTTTTGGTAGGGAATTATCCTCGTTATCCTCATTTGATTGGAATGGTTGATCATCTGGCATGTCTTCCGGTAGTGGCTGATATTGGAATTCTTTTCCACAGTGAGTACATTTAAACTTCCATTTCTCAACAATTTCAAATCCGTTCTTGAAAATTTCACGGTTTAGTGTTTCAATAGGTATTCTTAGGGCATCAATATTATCTGCAAGCTCATAAATCATTATAAGTGGAAATGGAAAGATTGGTAGTTTTGCACCAGTATCTGTAGCCATATATGGCTGTGAAATACTTGGTCGTGTGGTTGATTCGGTAAAGGCTTTATCTACAGAACCTCTTCCTGTTATAAAACCCTTAAATGTATCCCATCTACCCATAATTTATTCACATATCCCTACTTTATAAACTTTGTCAAATTCTGTAATGTTTTTGTCACATTTCTATTAACAAATGCCCTTCTAATCATATATTTCCTTACTAGTGCTATAGAAGTATAAATCGCAGATATACTTAACGCTGTGGCTAGACTATACTCTTCTATTCCGCTTGTAAAGTATGGAAGAATGAAAATATTAACAGGTAAATAGATAAGAAAGCCAACTGTAATATCAATACCAGATTCAATAATAGATCTTTTGCGGGAATCTTTTTTCATTTAAGTCTCCATTCATAATTACATTCATCACAGATAGCAAGCCTAAAACCACGCATATGTCCTAAAACAACGTCTTTTGAGTTACATTTCGGGCATTTTCTCATTATCCTTAAATTTATAACCCTCTACATAATATAAACCTTATGGTAGAATTAGAAGTAGATGACTATGGCGAGATCATGGATTGGTTTATACTAGCCTTTGGTAAAAGAGGTAAAACAATGACTGATCTTCCACAGAAAGCAAAACTAACTTTTTATAAATTAAACTTTCTTGCAGAAGACAAGATAAAAGAGGAAAAAGAGAGATTAGATACAAGTGATGTTGAGTAATTTTTATATATGTGAGATTCATTCCTTTAGATATGGATTATGACATATTTGGGATAGCATTAACAATACTTATAGTAGGTTGTATGTTTGCATACATTGTAATAGAAGATAATTGGTTGGAACTTGATCTCACACCAGAGCATATAATACCTGAGTTAGTTGAATCAGAAGAAAGATTAGATAACGCATATTATGACTGGTGTGCTAAAATGAACATAGAGTGTCCTTAACATGGATACCTTTTGCATTATTTCAGATAATAATGTGAGAAACGACTCAAACATCAATTTAGATTTTTCATACACAGAAATAGAAGAGTGGAAACATAAATGGAATCCAGAAAAACATGTTGATAGAAACGGTAAGGCAAAGGCATGGGGTTTTGTAACTTACAAAGTTACCAACACCTCAGAAAATTTTCCTGATGATAATTTTGAAGACAAGGCACTTGCCATTGCATTGAGACAGTGGGGGTTAAGATGTAAGGATATTAGATTTAAAAGAATAAGAGATCAAAGCATAAGAGCAGATATTGAAATGAGATTTGTAAAGGCAGAAGATGATAAAATGTTCAAGGAGAGACCTTCTACGTTGGCTTATGCTTACTTTCCAAACGGAACAAGAATTGGTGGAGACATTACCTTTAACGATTCGGTGCTTTGGTCTATGAGAGGAGAGAGAGTTAATGCACATGAAGTATACCCTGATACATACCCACCTAACACAAAAACAAAACTGAGAACTTATAATTTAATTCATACCCTCATGCATGAGTGCGGGCATGCTATCGGTCTTAAACATTGTAGCCAGCATAAAAAATGTATAATGTATCCGTACTATAATGGCGAGGTCGTGCTTCACGATCATGACGTTGAACGCATACAGTCGTTCTACGGCAAGCGAACATTATACATTCGCATTATTAATTACTTCAAAAAGCGTATGAAAAGAAAGTGGTCAACGATTGGCTGAGCGAAGCGAAGTCAAAAAAATTAAGGGAAAGACATATATAACCAATGGTATTATGGGAGTGTATGTCAGAAGACAGAAAAAGGCTGCAGGAAGTAACTGCGACCATAGAAAGAGTTGTGGGACATCTGATGGAATTGTATCAAGAAAAAAAAGAATTAGAAGATAAGATTTTTAAATAATGGACATTGTAACATTTCAATGCAAGCAGTGCAAGTGGCGATACGAAGGAGATCTGAAACATTTATATATAGTAATGAAGCATAAGAAACAACATGAAAGTAAAAAATAGAAAACCACATTGGATACTTGGATTTTTAGGCTGTTTCTTTTGTGCCACTGTAGTCGGACTGCCTATCGGAATACCGATACTCGCCTACATTGGATACAGGTATTGGAATCACAACAGGTCTATGAGTTACGATAACAATGTGAGAAGACTTTATCAATGACGGAGAAAAAGATATGTATGAAATGTTTTGACTTTATGGAGGAACTCCAACCATGTCATTTAAAATGCATGAATTGTGGAGCAGAAATGGATTGTTCAGATAAGGGATATATATGGTGAAATCAAAGAAAGGCGAAGAAAAAATTGTACGAGTTCAATCAATGTTTCCTAACTGTCAAAAGTATACTCCATGCTGTCGTAAAAAAAAATCGGAGGATGAAAATTGACAAAGGTAGAGTTGGGAAAGGGAGGAAAGTTTTTCAATATAAAAGGTGGTTGCAAGCATGAGAATTTTCACCTTATTGGCTCTGGGGTGTATATGTATGTTATTTGTAATGTTTGTGGCAAGAATATGGGAGAAGTAAAAGAGCCGATTAAACCTCCTGAGAAAAAATGAACTATGATGCAAAGATAGTTCGGGTGGTTGATGGGGACACAGTTGACGCTGATATCTTTTTAGGGTTTGATATTACCATGAGGCAACGATTGAGACTTTACGGAGTTAATGCTCCCGAAACACGCTCCCGTGACCCCGTTGAGAAGGCTAGGGGTCTCAAAGCGAAGAAATTTCTTGTGGATGCGTTGAAAGTGTGTAATAATGAAGTGGTTATTAATGTTCATGGTTCTGGTAAATTTGGTCGCCCCCTTGTTGAGATATATATTTCTGATGTAAATTTGAACCAGCAACTGATCTTTCATGGTCATGCCGTTGCCTATTTTGGTGGTAAAAGATAATTTTTGTATCTGTATTTCCCAAATTTCTCAGAATAATTTAATTTTCCCTATGCACTACCTCGGCAAGGTCGGGGTTTTAAATCTTGGTGGAATTGTTTAAAAAAAGAGGATTAAGATCGGGGTTATGCTTGGCTTATGCTTGGTCTTGGGCTAGCTTAAACCGATCTTGTATTTCTTGCCAAATGTCGCTGAAGTTTAAACCGCTTTCTTTGCCTCCGAGATAATCGAAGATCTCTTTAGCTTGCTCTTTATGGCTTAACGGTGTGCTGTTCTTTGAAGTTATCCAGATCGTTACGTCAACATTAAACGTACCGCTTGGAGTTGGGATAACCACTTTCTTAGTTTGAACGTTTAAGCAAATGTTGTGTTTTGGGGATTTGCTGTTTTTGTTCTTGGCTTGGTTGATTCTGTTAAAGCGGTCAGGCATTGAGAGAATGTGCTTAACTGCTTGGTTAATCAAACCGCTTTGGTTTGTGGTTTGATATGTTGCGAGTTTTGTTTGAAGCTTTGCGAGTAGTGCTAGTTCTTCGGGTGTTGGTGCTTCCGCTTTAACTTGTGTTTGTGTTTCGTTAGACATGGTATTACAGATTGTCTATAATAGACCCTATATAACACTTCATAAGGGGATCGAGTTTTTAGAACATTTATATGAGGCTTTAACAAGGAGATAAAACCAAAACATTTAAAAGGTATAAGGAGGCGGGAAACATTTATATGTGAATGATACAAGGAGGCAAAACGCTGATCGTTTATAAAGGTTTTGATTAGCAGATCGGATCGCTAGCCTATAGCCTGCGTTTAACTGTAGCGTTAAACAAAATAATTAAACTTGTTTCTATACCGCAAGTGAACGTATGGTCGTATACGTTACGAATCAATTAAAGGAAATTGTTACCAATTATAATAACAGTTAGGCTTAAAGAACTTGCTTATGTGTTTGTTTATAGTGTTGTTCTGATCCTTAAAGGTTAACTAACTTAACTAACCCCTTGACTCTACAAAGGAAACAGATCGCTCATGCCTGCGAATCGAAACAAATATATGACCCTGTGCCTAATGGGAATGGTCTATGTTCCGACTATCACAAATCAAACGTATAGGAAGGGGGTCTTTAATATGGTAGTAGCACGTTGTATGTTATGTAATAAAGTAACTACTACATTCTATTATGTTGTTCATAAGGATATTGATCTAAGTAACCCTAAGAGAGAACATAAGTAT